CATGCCCTGCGACAGGCCGACCGAACCGCCCTGGTTCAGGTCGAGAGCCTGCATGCAGGTCGCGAAGAAGAACGGCGAGCAGAACCACTTGGCACCCTGACGCGAGTGCTGCGGCACGGCCGCCATCATCGCGAGCAGGTTGGCCTTGGTCACCTCGTCGGGGGTGTCACCGGCAGCGGTCACGAGCGACGCCGCGTAGGTAGCACCCGAGGAGGCCAGGAGGCCGCCCGTGTGGCTGGTCACAAGACCGGCCACGCCGGGAGCGTTCGCCGGGTTGCCGCTCCACGCAGCCGCCTCGACGGCGTTGGCGAGCGACAGACCGAGCTCCGTGGCGATGAAGTCGGCGATCGACACGATGGAGTCCTGGAGCAGTTCGCTCGCGACAACCACCGCGCCCGTCACCTTCTTCGCCGTCAGCGAGACCTGATTCATGGTCGGGTCGCTGGCAGTGATCGCCGTGTTCTCGTCGATCCAGTACGCGGTCGTTCCGCCGGACCTGCGAGGAAACTGGAGCACGTCGCTCGGCATCGTCACGCTCGTGGCGTTCTGAGCGAAAGCCGAATACTGATCGACGAGCCGGATGACCGTCGAGGAGAGCACGTCGGGCACCACGGCCGAGCCGCTGTTCGCCGAGGTCGAACCCATCGCGCGGGCCTCAACGCCGTGATCCTGGCACCACCGCTTGGCCTCGGCGTCGCCGCTCTTGGCCTTCAGCCACATGCCCGTCTTGTAGGCATCCTCAACGCTGTTGAACGCACGCAGGCGGCCCGCAAACGGGACGGCCTCGATGCGGACGGCCTTCTCCTCGGCACGGACCTCGGGGGCGGGGGTGCAGCGATCCACCACCGACCGCAGGTTCTTGGCCGACTCGACGACCGACTTCTCGAAGTCGATCTTCTTGGCGAGATCACCGGCCCGCTTGTTCAGCGTTTCCAGTTCGAGGTCGCGCTCAGCAATCTTGTCGTCGTCGCCTTCGATGGCGCGAACTGCGTCGATCCGGTTGGCGAGGGTAACCGCCTCGTCCTGAAGCTTCTTGAGGTTGTCCACTGTGGTGAATCTCCTGGCGGCGGTATTGCCGTGGAGTCCACAGTGCCACTAGCGGGCGGGTCTCTTGCAGAACCGCACTTCGGAAAGTGTTGTTTTCACAAACGCCACCGCCCGAGCCCCGCACCGGGGGCAGCGCAGATACCGCTGCCGCTCGTCACCGCAGGGGCGGCTGGAACGGCAACGCAGTTTCTCGCCGCAGGTGCAGCGTGCTTCAGACACGGCGAAGCCTCAGTGCCCACGCCGCAGCGGCGTCACGGACCAGGGAACGCTTGGCGACAACGGCGGCCACCGCCTCGGGCTCGGGCTGCGACTGCGACGCCAGCCAGGCTTCGTAGGACCGCATGGCAACAGAAGCAGAGGTGGCGGGGTACGCGGGCACGAGTACCGGCCCCACGTCATACAGCCCGCTCACCTCGCGGATCTGCCGCACGGCCTTGCCGTCCTCGCCAGTGCGGAATGATTCGTTCTTCGGGTCCACCGTGAAGGCGAACGAACTGCCCTGCACGTCGCGCCGCTGGATCAGTTCGAGCACGTCGGCCCGACTGACGGGCGGCGTGACCACATAGCGCAGCCCCTTCGTGTCGCTGGACAGTTCAAGCGTGCCGCTCGACGTGCGGCCCAGGACGATGTTGCTGTCGTGGTTGAACAGGGCCACCACGTCGCCCTTGCCCCGCTGCCGGTTCAGAATCTTGTCGAACGCGCCCGGCAGAATCTCCTCGCGGAAACCGCCGAGGTCGAGGGAAAGCCGGTTGTAGACAGCGGCGTAGCCGATGATCGCGGCCCGGCCATCGGCCCGGCTCTCGACAATCAACTCGTTCTCTTCCTCGAAGGCGAAGTCGCGGCGTTCAATTTCCATCGGTCTGCTCCTCCTGTTCGTCCTGGTCCTCGGCGTCGTCGGCCGGGCTGTCTTCTTCCTCGACGGGCGGCGATGGCATCGGCTCCGGTGCCGGTTGCTCCTGGCCCACCTTGTCAAGCGTGGTCATGTTGAGTTGCACAAAGTGCTTGTCGCCTTCCGGCCCGATCGGGTTCAGGTTCTCAAGCTCGCGGATCTCGTTGATCGTCATCCACCCATTCTGCAAGGCGCTGACGTAGTAGGCCGACCGGCTCGCGTGGTCGCCACGCAGCAGGCCGCTCACGCTGTGCTCGGCGAAGTAGGTCTCGTCGTCCACGATGAGGTCGCGAGAGATCGCCGCCTCCCACCGCTTCAGATGAGGCAATAAGCAGTGCTGTACGAATTCTGTCCCTTGAACTTCGATATTTGAATATGTACTGCGGGTGAGATCCTGAATCATGTGGGGCGGCACGCGGAACGCACGGCAAATTTCAATGACTTGGTACTGCCGCGTTTCGAGGAACTGGGCCGCCTCGTTTGAGCCGCTGAGTTCGTGGGCCTTCACGCCGTTGGGCAGGACCGCCGTGCGGAACGCCCGATCTGCGCCTCGGTGCATCCGCTCCCACTGCTCGCGGAGCCGCTCGGCCGCCTCCACCGGAATCGGGTTGTCGCTCTCCAGCACGATGCCGGGCCGGGCACCGTTGCCGAAGTAGGTGCTGCCGTGGGCCTCCAACGCCTGGGCCAGCCCGATCGCGTTCTGGAAAATCTTGTATGTGGGGACCGCCCGAATCCCGTCTTCCGTGGTGAACCGCAGGGCGAAGATCTGCTCCTGCGAATAGGTCGTCTGCCGCCCGTTCGGCTCGCGGTAGATGTACCGCAGGCGGCCGTCCTCCAGCCGCTCCACTTCCATCCGCGACGAGTGCAACGGCCACAACTCCGAGACGGCACCGCGAGCACCGGGGCGAATCTCGGCGTAGCTCGCACCGTAGTGCAGGTACATGCCGGTCATCCAATCGCGGAACTCCTGCGCCGTCTGCCAGGGGTTCGGCTGCTGGTGCAGGAGACGATACACAGGGTGGGCAGTAGCCTTCGCCTTACCGCCATTTGCCATCCGCTCGTAAACGTGGAGCGGCAACGCGGAGACGGCATCCGAGATCACGCGGATGCAGGCCGTGTAGGCCGAGCAGGCCATGCTGTTGTCGGCGTTGACGCGGATGCCCGAGGGCGTGCGACTCGACGAAACCTCGGGCCAGTCGATGCCACGCAGGTCGAACATCTTGAAATCGGCGGCGGCGTTTTCGCTCATATGCTCAGGATGTCCCAGGATTGTTCGGGGGGCGGGGCCGTGGCCGTCGCGTGAATGCCGAGGGCCATCGTCAGCGCCACGATGCCGTCGATGCGTTCGTTGGATTTCGCCTTGCTGGGCTTGATGTTTCCGGCGTGGTCCTGCTGAATCGCCACGTTCGACGCCTGCCACGCCAAGACGGGATGCCCGCCGTGGTGCAACTTGCCGCCCACCACCAGCGCCTCAAGCTGCTTGGCGGGCGAACTCATCGAGCCGTAGCCCTGCCCAAAACCTAAGACATTCACGCCATCGCCTTGCAGTTGCGTCGCCAACTGGGTCGCGTTCCAGCGGTCAATCGCCACCTGCCGGACGTTGTATTTCTTGGTCAGGGCCATGATGTCGGCCCGCACCTGGTCGAAGTCGGTGACGTTGCCGTGCGTCAGGTGCAGTTTCCCCTCTTTCGCCCACTGGTCATAGGGCACGCGATCCCGCTTCACCCGCTCCCGCATGTTGTCCTCGGGAATCCAGAAGTGCGGCTCCACCCAGAACGTGCCATCGTCCAACTGGAACAGCAGGCAGAAGCAGGTGGTATCAAACGTGCTGGCGAGATCGAGGCCCGCGAAACACTCCCGGCCGTCGAGCATCACCGGGCACGGCTTGTTGCCCTGTGCCCAGTGCTCCATGCGCAGCCAGCGCGTGTCCTGCTCGGTCCACTGGTTCAGGTGCAGCCGCCGGAAGGTGTTCTCTTCGCTCGGCATATCCTGGGCACGCTTGCACCGCACCCGCAGGTCGTCGAGCTTCACGCTCACGCCGAGGTTCGGGTTCGCCTTCCGCCAGGTCTCTTCCTTGGTCCAATCGTCTTCGGGGTCGGCGGCGTAGATCGCAGGCAGGAAGGTCTCGTCTTTGATCGCCCCGTCTCGCACGGCCAGGGCGTAACGCCAGATTTCCCAGCAGATGCTCTTGCGGTCGAAGCCCGCCGTGGTGATCGCCACGCACAGGGGCTGCCGCCGGGCTCCGGTGCTCGTGGTCATCACGTCCCACAGTTCCCGGTCGGGCTGGGCGTGCAGCTCGTCGAAGATAATCCCGTGAGCGTTCAGGCCGTGCTTCGTGAACGCCTCGGCCGAGAGTGCCTTGTACGTTGAATGCGTGTCTTCCCGCACGATCGAATTGCGAAACACCCGCAGGCGGCTCCGCAGCTTGGGCGAGTTCTCCACGCAGACCTTCGCCATCTCGAAGACGAGCCGGGCCTGGTCGCGATCAGCGGCGCACGAGTAGATTTCGGCACCTGGCTCCCCGTCGAACATCAACTTCAGGGCGATCCCGGCACACAGTGTGCTCTTGCCGTTCTTGCGGGGGATCGCCAGCAGGCTTGTGCGGTACTGCCGCACCTCGCCTTGCATTGTTCCGAAGAGCGTGGAGATGTATTCCTTTTGCCAAGGTTCAAGCAGGAAGGGCTTGCCGCCCAACTCTCCCTTGGCGTGCGTCAGGTTCTCCTCGAAAAAATCGACGGCAATCGACGCCGCCTCTTTATCAAGCGAACATCTTCGCGTCGCGCTCGTCTTCTTGCGGGCCTTGGTCAACGGCAGACACCCTCGACAACGCCGAAGCAGTCAGGCCAAACTCGGCCGCAAACTTCAGCATCTGATTCCGTGCGTCGCGCTTCCGATTCCACGCGGGATGATTCGATACCCTACCTTTGTCGTCCATCAACGTGGTGCCGTTCGCCTTCAGCTCTTGGTCGGCCTGCACCATGTCCGCGAACGAATCGCAATACGCCGCGAGTGTCTGCTGGTGGCGCGGGCTCATCACCTTCGACGCTTCAAGCATCGGGACGATCCGCTCCCACTCGGCGCGGGCAATGTCCGACAGCCAGGCGGGCGAGGGGGGAACGCCAGGCGGCGCGTCGATGCCGGTCGCGTGCGGCCCCCTAATGCGGGAACCACGCAGGCTAAGTATCTGCTTAGGCGTCGGCTTGCGGCCCTTACCCATACGGTTAACCAACTTCCAATTTCAACCAAACGTACCCACAGCACACAACCGGGGTTTATATACCCGCAACCCGTGATGATATATGGCACCCCCCCGGCCCTGGGGGGGGGTGGGGGGGTAGGGGGGGTGTCCCCCTGTTATCATTCCTGCCCATTCACTTCGAGGTTCAATCGCATGAAGACTCAAGCCATCTGGCTCGTTCGTTCCATCGCTGCGTTCATCATGTTCGGCTCAGGCTTGGCAATGCTTGGCATGGTGCTATTCAAGTTCAATGGTCTTGTGACTGCTATCAGTGTGCTGTGGTTGGTCGGTGGTGCGTTCTCTTTCCCTCGCATGCCTAACGCTTGGCGTCGTGATCCACCATCACAGAAGCAGGTGGCCTATGCCACAAAGCTCGGTATTGATGTGCCGCCTGACGTGAGCAAGGGCGAACTATCCGAGATGATTACGAGCGTTGTAGGGAAGTAGCGTTCTGCTCCTGCCGTGTCTTCCTGCCGTGGCACCTCACGCACAGCGTTCTCAGGTTCTCCATCACGTCCTGCCCGCCTTGTGCCTTGGGTGTGATGTGGTCAACGTGGGCTTCACGCTTATCCGCACACACACGCCCACAGTCTTGGCAGGCCCATGCGTCACGCACGAGGACGCGCTGACGCAGGGCATACCACGCTCGTGAGCAGTAGCCTCGTGCCGCTGCGTTGGGCCTGGCTGAGTCGTCACGCCTGGGCTGTGTTCTCAGCCTGGGCGGCCTGTGGCTTGGTATGCGTGCTGGCATGCGTTCAGCCTATGCCTAGCGTCCAGCCCGCTTGCAGCCGTATGTCGCCGCGATAGCGCACTTCGGCTGTCACCAGTCCACGCATGTGTCGCAGATCGGTGCTTGGCAATCCACGAAAAGTCTCATCTGAGCC